GATAGCTTTGAACATTGAGTAACTTCTTGCTTCTTTAGTCTCAGAAGTTTTTTGTACTGGAGATGAACCTACGTTTGCAGCTATCTCAGCGTTCAATTTTTCTTGACGTTCAACTACCTCAATGTCTTTAGCTAGTTTGTCAATGTTTTCCATCATACCATCGTATGATACTTGCTCGTCATTAGTGAAATCACGAGACTCACCTTTAGCCAAGTTTAACAAAGCATCAGCTTTTCCGATAATCTCTGCTCTTTCTTGACGAATTTCAATCGAATTTTTCATATTCGTTTTTTTAATTTTAATTCGTTACTTAATAAATTTAACTTTGAATCATCAAATGATTCTTCAACCTTTTGCTCCACTTCTTCAACTTGAGGTGTTTCTTCTATAGCAACTTCCGTCTCGAAAGCTTCTTTAGAACGAAGTGCAACGTCAGTATTAGCGTAAGCACCAACACCGACTATAGAAACATCAACAAGTCGACCAATTTTTTTAATCTCTCTTCTTGTTACATCTCCGTCTTTACTCCAGTCATCTTCTTCTACTGTAAAAGCAAATGAAGATTCATAAAGTAAACCTCGTTTCATTAATTCTGCTACATCATTACCTGTTGTTGTGTTAGGCAAAGTAGCATCGTATCGTAATCCTTTTTTATCTACAGATAGTTTTAAAGTACCACCCATATTTCTATCCAATATTAAGTTTGGATCGTGGTTAAAAGTTAAGATTACATTATCGTCTAAGCGACCATCAAAAGCATCAGGAGATATAGTTTCTCTAAAACCTAAATCTCTACTATCTGTGTCAAATAAAGCAGCATATCCACTAACTCTTTTCTCATCTTTATCTTCGTCTTTTGTGACTTTATATTCTGCTCTATATAATCTAATTTCTTTATTTTCCATAATATAGCTTTTTTCCTCTTTCATACTTTTCTTTACAGGATGATTACTTGGTAGTAAATCAGTATCGTGTTTACCTGAACGAAACTTTCCTTTTTCCATAGCATATAAGAAAGAGTTTACTCTTGCATAAGCCCATTGTTCAGGAGACTTTACACTAGGTCTTACAGATCCTGGATTTGTTTTGTAAGCACCTATACCTCTATTAAATACTTTACCTAACTTAGCAGGTGTTACTTTAGCGTTCCAAGAAAGATTTTTCTTACCAACTTTTTCATTGTGGTCTTCTGCTTTTTTCTGTAAACCTTTTTTTACAGCTCCAGTTAAGGCTCTATCTTCATCATCTTCTTCCTCATCATCTTTTTTATACATATTATCATTTACCTTACTCATCACTTCTTTTGCTTGTTCGTGATTTTCAAAAGGCATATAATATGTTTTACCATCCATTGTGTGTTCGTGATAACCACTTCCACCTAATTCTTGAGCTTCTAGTTCAGCTTCTTTAATAGAGTCATATAATGGTAATTCTATACCATCAGTTATCATTGTACCTACTTTCATTCTATTTTCTTCTTCTCTAGCTATCTCTTTAACTTTTTTCTTTGACCAACTAAATCCTGCGTTCCCGCCCCATAAAGCCCAAGCTATTCTCCAAGCTGTTGGACCACCATCATTTTCTTTGGCAGAATAGTGTTTAGCCTTGTTGTTTTCGTGTCGGCTAAAAAAACTAAACATTCTTTTAATACTTGAGATACTTAAATCACCATTTATTATATCTCTAGCACGAGAAACACCTGTTTGAGTTCCACCTCTACCATACTCTTTTCTCCACTCTAAACCTTTACGAGCTTCTTCTTTCATTCCCTCAGTAGGGGTAGTATTTATATCATTTAATGCCACTTAGTATATTGCTACTATATCTCTTGCAGTAGTGCTAGTTCTATAAACTTTATTAACATATATACCTCTTAGATATGTTCCTGAAGGTATATTTTTTAATACAACTGTAGAACCACCTGCTAAATCTACTTTAATGTTACCGCCAGTACCTACAAATAGTTGCGCTCTTTTAGAATCTAAATTAGAAGAGTCGTTAGTTGTTACTGTGTTAGCGAAATAACCTAATTCATTACCTGCTCTACCTCTATCTTTTGCTCTTCTTTGTTTTTTTTCGTCTTGACTTAGTGCCATTTTATTCTATATCTTTTCTTGTTGTTCCTT